TTTACTTACTGATAAAGTATGGTATGAATCATTTGAAGGTGTTGATACGATTACAGAAAACTATATTCGTAATATGAGAGCTAATGGTGAGAAGATAAATAAAACTCCAAGAATTCTTATGTCAACTATTCACGGCGCTAAAGGTGGCGAACGTGAAAAAGTTTTAGTTCTGTTAGATCTTACAGCAGCCGCAATTAAACAAGGAGATGAAGAACCGGATGATTTACATAGATTATTCTACACAGCTTTTACAAGAGCTAAACAAGAATTACATATTGTAGATCCAAGGGACTTTAATAAAGCATACACTATATGACAAATAAAATATTTTATAAACAGATAGGTGGCAAACATTATAAGACTATGAAAATACAACCATCTGTTTTTATAAACAAAAATCAATTACCATTTGCAGAAGGCAATGCAATCAAGTATATATGTAGACATAAATTAAAAGGTAAAAAAGAAGATATTTTAAAAGCAATTCACTATTTAGAAATGATTTTAGAAAGAGATTATAACGATAAATAAAGGAGAGAAGATGGAAATAGCAATGGCATTATATGGAGTATCAATTGCATTGTACATTTTATCAATGATGCAATGACACGAACATTCCAACAAATATTATTTACACCACAAACAGAATGGGTGGTACCAGAAGAATTAAAAGATTTACGCGGTCATAAAGAAATAGCAATTGACTTAGAGACCTGCGATCCTCAGTTAACGGAACTCGGATCGGGGAACGTGGTTGGTAGTGGTTTTATAGTTGGTGTTGCAGTGGCTGTTGAAGGTTGGTCAGGTTATTATCCAATAGCACACGAAGGCGGTGGCAACATGGATAGAAAATTAGTTTTAAATTGGTTACAAGAATTATTTAAACAAGATGCTACATTTATATTTCACAATGCAATGTATGACGTTTGTTGGTTAAGATCTTCAGGAATAACTCCTCCAGCTAAGATTAGAGATACAATGATAGCTGCTTCATTAGTTGATGAAAATAGATGGAGTTTTACATTAGATGCTTTAGCTAAACAATATGCAGGAATAGGTAAAGATGAAGCTGTATTAAAATCAGCTGCAAGAGAATATGGAATTGATGCTAAAAAAGATATGTGGAAACTTCCATCTATGTTTGTTGGTCAATATGCTGAAAGAGATGCGGAATCCACTTTAAAACTTTGGCATAGAATGAGTGTAGAATTATCTGATCAAAATCTTTGGCCAATATTTAATATGGAATCAAAATTATTTCCTTGCCTTGTTGATATGAGATTTAAAGGTGTAAGAGTAGATGTTGAAAAAGCGGATAAAATTAAGAAACTTTTGATAGATAAAGAAAATAAAATACTTAATAAAATCAAAGACTTAACTGGAGTTTCAGTAGAATTATGGGCCGCAGCTTCCATTGCTAAAGTATTTGATTCTTTAAAATTACCTTACGATAGAACAGAAAAAACAGGAGCTCCTAGTTTTACTAAAAACTTTTTATCAAATCATCCAAATGAAATTGCTCAAGGTATTTCTTATGCAAGAGAAATAAATAAAGCGCACACAACTTTTATAGATACAATTGTAAAACATTCTCATAAAGGAAGAATTCATGCAGATATAAATCAAATTAGATCTGATGATGGTGGAACAGTTACAGGAAGATTTTCAATGTCTAATCCTAACTTACAACAAATACCTGTAAGACATAAAGAATTAGGTCCATTGATTAGATCTTTATTTATTCCAGAAGAATATCATAAGTGGGGAGTATTTGATTATTCACAACAAGAACCAAGAATATTAATTCATTATGCTAAATTACAAAAGTTAGATGGTATTAATGAAATTGCAAAATCTTATGAAGCAGGAGAAGCAGATTTCCATGCAGCAGTTGCTAAGATGGCAGATATAGAAAGATCTCAAGCTAAAACAATTAACTTAGGTTTAATGTATGGTATGGGTAAAAATAAATTAATGGCTGAACTTGGTTTAATGAAAGAAGCTGCAGAAAAACTTATAGCGCAATATCATAAAAAAGCTCCATTCATAAAACAATTAATGCAAGCTGTATCAAGAAGAGCAGATGAGTCAGGAAAAATTAGAACATTAGCTGGAAGAGTTTGTCATTTTGATCTTTGGGAACCAACTACATGGGGTGAAGGTTTACCTAAACCGCATGCCGAAGCAATTGCAGAATATGGTCATGGAATTAAAAGAGCAGGAACATACAAAGCATTAAATAGATTAATACAAGGATCAGCTGCTGATATGACTAAAAAATCTATAATAGCTTTAAGTGAAGCAGGAATTGTTCCTCATATACAAATACACGATGAATTAGATATATCTGTTCAATCAAGTGATCATGCAAAACAAATAGTAGATATTATGGAATCTTCAATTAAGTTAGAAATACCTAATAAAGTAGACTATGAATCTGGGGATAATTGGGGTGATATTAAATAGCTTTCAATGTCTTATTTAAATGCTAATATACCACCTATATACTGTAAAATAAGGAGAGAATACTTATATGACTTACGAAAACATAAAGGAGAAACTGAAGACTGCGTGGTATTTGGCCTGGGGAGTATTAGCGGGCGTGCGACGTTGTTTCATTGTTTACTCAGCAATGGTGCGATCTATTGGAGACTTCCTATCTCTGCTTTTGTTCAAAGAAGAAACAGCGATAATGTGCATAGCACACCGATGGAACATCAAGATCTCGACGATCTTCAGTTATGGAATTCATTTAGTTATTATCCTAGTGTTATTGTTTTTGATTTTTTAAAAGGTCAACGCTGTAAATACTTAGGGAAAAATAAAAAATTTTATAATGGTGAATATTTATTTACAATTGATTGGGCGCATCCGGAACCCAATGTCCTGGATACTGAACATTCCGAAATACCTGATCAACATAAGTGTGGGCATGTTATCGCTCTTGATAACGGTAATTTTGCAATTCAGCCTAATAATCGTGTTTTGTGGAACGTGCCTAGCTTTACTACTTCTACAAATTGGCCGGACTATAAGGTCCAAACTTCTTATTGGAATGTAGAAAATAAGAACTGGAAAACAGACAATACTGATGATATGTTTTATGAAATCAATGCCAAAAAAAATAAAAAAAATTAAAGAAGCTTTAAGAATAGTTTCACAAGATGTAAGAATTGAACATGGGGTTTGTCCTTATTGTCGTTCATTATCTCCTTTATTATTTTTATATAAAAGTTTTTATAGATGTGCTTTGTGTGGAGAAGAATCAGAACAATATGTAAATGGCGTAATTAAATATATACCTATTTCACTTCATAAACGCGCGACTTTAATATCAGAAAAAAATAATGGCTAAAAAAGTAAGTATAGGAAATGGTTTGTTTATTAAACAAACTAATAAAAAAAGACCTGGAAGACACTCAAAAAGGCCTAATAAACGTAACGATAGAAAAGAATATAAAGGTCAGGGAAGAAGATAATGAATGCCCGCCCTAGTTGTACTAGGACGAGCAAACAAAAGGTGTGAGAAGAGATCCCCACAATATACTAAAAATTATTTACTTGCAAGACTTGTTTTTATTGTTATAGTTTCCCATATGACTATGCAAGAAAGCATAAATAAATAAACAAAAAGGAGAGAAAAATGGCAGACCCAGCAAAGTATAAATCAGTATCCGTACCAATGGAAACTTATAAAATTTTATTATTTTTAAGTGATGGTAAATTAACGGATGCCACTTTAACTATTAGTAAAACAATAGAAGATTTAGCTAAAAAAGCAGCTAAAACAAAAGGCTATAAAAATGGACACTCAAAATAGAACTCATAAAATTATTTGTCATGATTGTAATGGTAATGGATATCGTAGAGATTGCTATGGAGAAGTTTACCAATGTAAAGAATGTAAATCACAAGGTGAAATAACATTTACAGAAGAGGAAATGTTAGAGAACATTGATGATACGGGGTTACCGGTATGAAAAGAAAAATATCCGGCTACTATGGTTATTGGTGTCCCATCAAAAAGAAACGTATATTTAAAGTTTTGTACGAGAAAAAAAGATGAAAAAAACAAAAAAAAGCAAAGAGTTAGAACTTGAAATAATCTACGGAGAACTATTTGATAAAATGGTTGAATTAGTTTTAAGAACTAATGAACCACAGATGGTTGCATCTACAATGATGGCTCAATCTTTAAGATTATATAAAACTGTGTTTAAATATCCAGGT